TGAAACAAAACGCAATCGTGAGCAGGAAGAGAGGCGAAAGATACAACAGCAAATTAATCGCAGAAAACGTATCAAACAACTGGTTGAAAAACTTATTATTACAGCCACAATCGTTTTAGCTTCGGTTTTACTTGCTTTTTTAGTCTATGCTATGGTATCATTAGGCAAATAGATTCTTTGGAGATGATTATGTTGAAAATTGATTCGCCATCGCAGTTCAATGCGAAGGTTTTAGAAACTGTCAGAGAAAATGGGATCGGTTATATGGATGCCATTCTGATGATTTGTGAAAAAGAAGGAATGGAGGTAGAGGTCGCTGCGAAACTTTGCGATAAGTATGTGAAGCAGGAGCTCGAAAATGAAGCACGTGATTTGAACTTCCTACCACGCACGAGTAAATTGCCTATATGAGTTCGGATCCATTCGAAACATATAAACTTTATCTAACAATTAAACAACATTTTGAACGTGAAGATTATGACTTCTTCAAATACAACGGAAAGGTTCGAGTTAATCTTGATTCCTTTCTGAGAAGAAAAGATCGTTTTCAGTTTCACAAGTTGACAAAGATTGCAGGTAAAGATTTGCTACACTTTCTTGTAGCGAACTACAGTCGCCGTGACAAGGTTTGGGTTGGTGATCTGATCAATGACGAGGCTCAAAGAACTTATACTGACTGGATGCGTGTGACGCAGTCTCAGTCTTATATTTTTGAGCAAGAGCTGAGTCCATTTATACAGAACATTGATTCAGAGTGCGAAGTGAAAGATGGTCAGCATCCTAATCTGCTGATTCGTCATTTACAAAAAGAAGTGTCCATAGAGACTCTAATAATACTAAATAGAATGTGTGGGTTTGCCGGAAAATGGAATACTCTCATTTCAGAGAAGATTTTCTGGCCAAACATTGAACGAAGAATACGCAAGTATGATCCGTTTATGAATTATGATACTCAGAAATATAAAAAAATAATACAAAAAATGCTTGACATTTAATGAAATGTCAGTATAATAAAAGAACATATTATGCAAAATGTGAATAAGCAGCTATATCTAGTCATACGCAGGAGAAATAGAATGTCACTATCCAGCCTAAAAAAGAACCGCAATAAGCTGTTCGAAAAACTCGAGCAAGATCTTAAAGCGGAAAACACTCCCCAGCAAAGTTCTGATCCATACAATGATGATCGTTATTGGAAGCCTGAAGTTGACAAGTCAGGTAATGGTTCAGCAATTATTCGCTTTCTTCCACCACCTGAAGGTGAAGACATGCCTTATGTTAAGGTTTGGTCTCACGGATTTAAAGGTCCAAACGGTTGGTATATTGAGAACTCTCTTACCACCATTGGTCAAAAGGATCCTGTTTCAGAGTACAACTCAATCCTCTGGAACAACGGCACGGATGCAGGTAAGGAACAGGCTCGTGACCAAAAGCGTCGCCTCTCCTATTACTCGAACATCTACGTCGTCAAAGATGATGCCAATCCAAGCAATGAAGGTAAAGTCTTTTTGTTTCGTTATGGAAAGAAAATCTTCGACAAGATCCAGGATGTAATGCAACCTGAGTTTGAAGATGATGAGCGTTTCAATCCTTTCGACTTCTGGGAAGGTGCGGACTTCCGTCTGCGCATCCGGACTGTTGACGGATATCGCAACTATGATAAGTCTCTATTTGATTCCTCGTCAGAGTTTCTTGACTCAGATGAAGATGAGTTAGAGAAGGTATGGAAGCAAGAGTATTCTTTGTCTGAATTAATTGACGACAAGAACTTCAAGTCTTATGATGAGCTAAAGCAAAAGCTCAATCGTGCTCTTGGTCTTGATGAGGCATATGTTCCTGCATCAAATTATGCTGAAGCTCCTAAGCCACAGCCAGCCAAGCAAACGAAGACGATTGAAGAGGATATTCCCTTCGATAATCCTACACCTATCAGTAAGGAAACCAGCGTCTCTGATGATGACGATGATGGGCTCTCTTACTTTGAAAAGCTCGCCCAAGAGAGTTAAGGTGTAGCGTAGTAGTAGTCCATGGACGCGAGTCGGCTGATAGTCGGCTCGACGTTCCTCGGCGAAGGTTTCTGTGCTGCTACGTTATTATTTGTCACATTGTTATTTGTCTGCGGTGCAATCACTGTTTGACCACCACCTGCTGCAGTTCCCTCAGCAGTCATGTCTGAAATCATTGTTTGTGAAGCCAACATCTCTACTGTTCTTGTAAGAGTATTCACCGTCTGCATTCTAGACAACAACTGATTTGTCTCATCATTATTAACTACAGTGCCACTCACATTCGGCAGGAACAGCTCTGGACCTTCCTCACCCACCATATAATTACTGCCAGCCTCAACAGGTCCACCTTCTCTGCGGAAAAAGTCGAAGAAACCTTGTTTAGGAGTTTCAGTTCCAACTTGTTCTTGGTTTATTTCAGGTTGGGGTTCATCACTACCTAATAATCCAAAAGACAAATCTGATACTGATGGTAATGAAGGTTATTGGAGAATCAATAATGAGGTAAGTAGAAACCTTCAATACCTGTTAGAACAAATAGAAAGTAAAGGGTATTCATATCAGAAAGAATCTACGGGGTGTCCTTTTTATTCTTGGGACGAAGACTTCAACCTGACTAGACATGAAACAGAGATACTCATCTATGACGAGAATAATAAGGAAGACCAATTCTGTGTTTACCTATGGGAGGTATTAGACCTTGATGAGGGTGAGTTTGTCTGTTTTGACGAAACCGAACCTCTTGGTTATTCTGAACTTGGTATGGGGTGTTCTATTCTCAAACATGACTTGGGTAATAAAAACCAGATTGATGAACACCTTTCAATAAATCTCAAAAGGTTTCGTAAGGAAACTTTGGAGGTGGTGTAATGAATAATCTTACAACAAACCCATCAGAAGGGGTTTCAAATCACAACTCTGAAACAAACACAAACAATAATGAAGTTCTTATCCAAGAACTTCACAAGAAGAAAGTTATGACGATGAATGAAATAAAACTCACTTATGTTGAACAACTATTATTAGAAGAAGTAAGGGATAATCTTGGATTTCTACTCAAATATAAAGATATGGATTCAAGGGATATAAAAGATTTTATCTTTCTTTGTATCTCTATGAGAATAGATATATCTAAACATTATAGTATAAACATCCAAAATATGGTAAATAACATATTCAACCATTTAGATATGGAGGTGTTGTAATGAATAATCATACAACAAACCCATCGGAAAGGGTTTCAAATCACACTTCTGGATTAGATTACTATCAAAATCATTATCCCTTTGGATTGAAAATGTTGGATGAAAAGGAATTACCCCGTTCTGTCCTGGATTATGTAAATCTTCATCTAACATTTGAGTTCATCAAAACACTGGGATTTGAAACTACAATTAGATGGGAAAGAACTGACGATGGTCAATCAATCCATTTTGATATTGATTGGGAGGAGTTAGATATGTGGGAACAAAGAGAAGACTAAAATAACAATCCTTCTTTCTCTACTTCCTAATACTTATCCATAGGTGGTGTATCAAACACCACCACCTTCTAATCAAACCAGGATAAGTATGAATGAACTAATTGACACCACAGACCTGACTGATAAGGAGTATCTCTCTGTTTCCGAGGTTAGACAAACCCTCGGGATTTCAGAGAATACCCTTTACAGGTATTTACGAAAGGGACACTTCTCTCCCATCAAATACAAGAACAAGAACTACTTCTTCCAAAACCCAGAGGACTTCACCAAAAAGTTCCTAGAACGATACAAGGTTATTGATAATCACCGAAGGGAACTGGAACTACTCCCAACCAAAGAAAGTCGGTTAGAACGGATTTCTGAACTTCTATCGGGGAGTCACGATGAATAAGGTAGGATTGATGGACTTACTCTATGAGTTTCAAATGGAACCTTCCATCCAACGGAAGATTGACGAGTTCGGGAGGTTGAATGATGAGATTGATACTCTGAAATACAAACTCAATAAACTCACCAAGGATTACAAGGTCATTGAACAAGAGTTGAGACCTCTACTGGAAGAACTCCAACGACACGGGGAAGAATCGGTGATGACGGAGAAGTATTTGGTCAGTATCAAAAAAGGTGGATATGAACGAATCAATTACTCCTACAAGAAGGGGTTTGAGAAGTCCTTGACGAAGGTCAATAAATCCACTCGGAAGTTGTTGGAAGACCTTCTGAAAACCACCGAGACCATTACTTATATCTCCTCCAAAGTGGGGGTTCAGAAACTCAAAGAATCTTCCTTCATAGAGAAGTTCTTTACCACCATTCTTACTCTCATCAAAAAGGTCGTTCCCACCATCAGACGAAACAAGAAGGATTTGTCCTCACTGAATAAACAAACCAAACGAATGATGGGGATGTAGGTTTTGAAAGGGTTCGTCCTACTCCCCTTCATTTGTTTAGGTTCTTCTAACTTTTTTATTCGTTTTCTCAATTACTCTAATACTTATATATGATACAGGTGGTTCCCATCAGGAAGGAATATAAACACCTATCACCCACGAGGGTCTGTAATGGATAGGTAGTGGGTCAGAAGTCGGATTGTAATCCACACCTACATAGTGGATGAGTTTTCTCCGATAGTATCACAAGGAATACTATAAGTCAGATATGGGGGACAAAACTAACTGGTCTGAACGAAAGGTTTTCTGAAATCAACCGATGTCCTGATGGATAGGGGATTTTTGTATAAAAAACTTTGTAAGGTTTTCACTTTGAGTGGTTCTAATAAGAGAATTAGAATAAAAGTTAGACACCATGAACTCTGATGACTTATACACGATGGAACTCCTTAACTACTTATTCAGTGGTTATATCCCTCCTGAGAAATTGGTAGTAGTGTTAAAATATTTATTAGAAGACGAGACCAGATACACTTATTTCTATACAGAAGTGGAATTACGATACTACTTCTTGGATAAAGATAAGTAGTGAGTTAGAACTTAGTATAGATACCAGTTCCTCCACTGAAACCGAAGTTAATCCCAAGGTTTATTGTAAACTCTCTTCCATCAGTATACTCACCTCCTAAACTGAGATTAGAATTCTTACCTAAAAAAACCTTTATACCAGTTCCAACATCTCCAACAGTAACTTCATTGGTTCCTGAATTCTTAACCTTCACTTCAGTTATGGACACCTGATACAACCCATAAATGAGTAAACGACCATGACCAAATCCCAATTTCCCACCAGTATACATCAGACTCACATCAGTTCCGTAGAGTTCTTCCTCCCCAATCTCTAGAAAACCACCGAGATATACCTTTGGTG